CTGCAATCAAGGCATTGTTACCTGCGATACCTAAGTTAGATAATGATACTGATAAGTTCTTAGATGCTTTTTCCATACCACCACCAAAGTTCTCATCGAGTCCTACTAGTAGTGCATCTTTAATTTTTGCCGCACCATCGGCTGTTTTACCAAATTCTGAGATTTCTAATCTTGCTAATCCTAGTTGGTCTTCTAAGATTTTAAAGACTGGAATACCTCTATCAGCGAGACGGTTTAGTTCTTCTAGTCCTAAACCGCCCGATGTAGTTCTTGAAAACAAATCTGTAACAGCATTCAATGACCCGATACGGTCTGTGGTAACAGACGCCATATCACCAAACGATGTAAGAAGTTCTTCGGTTGGTTCAATACCCGATGACTTCAATTTGATGAATGTCTCTGTTAATGTTTCGATATCAAAAGGAGTTCTTGTTGCAAAGTCATTAATAAACTTAAATGCATCATCACCCGCTTTTGCTGAACCAGTAACTGTGTCAAGTGTTGTTTTCAAATCCTCTGCACGAGAACTTGCTTCAACAACTGACTTAGTAAATGCAGTAATACCACCAATAGTGATGGCACCTGCTAATAGACCTTTTAATCCCTTAAAAGACCCACTTGTTTTTTTGATTGACTTGTCAACCTTGTCAAACTGTTTATCTAGTTTCCCCACCTTTTTATTCAGTGGAGTCATTGAATTAGATATCGAGTTTAGTTTACTGGTTGCTTTGTCGAGGGCTTTAATTTCAATTTCAATACTTGTGTTTGCCATGTTTTCGCTTACTCCGTTGTTCTTTCAACTTAAAATACTCAGCCCATCCTATGTATTCCGATGCTGACATTTCCATAATCTCGTTAACAGACTTGTGCAGTAGTTCTGCTAGTTGATACAGGAAATATGTGTCAACATCGGCACTTAGTTTTTTGCTACGGTCTCCGCTGTAGGTTCTACATTCAGAATATGTGTAGCTATACGTGTAACAACTTCTGGGTCGATTGAATTCATCATGTCAAATTTGTCTGCACCGACAAACATTTTTTTCCCATCTTCTGTTAACGCACGTTGAATAAGGACAGTTGCTAATGCTTCCGCGACTTTATTTTCACGGTGCAAAGCAACAACCTCTTCGGTTTGCTTAAGTGTTGCACTAGACTTAAAGTATATTTTACAATCCCATTCTGGGCAATCTACCCATTCAAGTTTGTCTGTAAGTCTAGTTTTAAAATGCGTTTTCGCATTGTTGATTACGCTTGTAGTCATTTTATACCTCTTGTGAAATTATATTATTATGATATAGTTTCAGTTAAGGCACCTGTTCCTGTTACTTCAAAAGTAACACCGACTAAATCTGCAACTGCTACTTCCACTGACCTTGAAGTCACGATACATGATCCACTATATTGAACTTGGTTAGATGAGCCATCATCAACTACTACTGTAAGTGTGATTGCTGATCCTACTGCAACTGCTGAATCTGTATCGTCAAATACTGCTTCAACTGTTCCTGACCATGATTTTAGTGAACCTACAAACGTTTTGTAACCTGCGTTACCCATCGCTGTAGTTTCTAGTGTATCTGCTTCTTCATTGATAGTGAAAGAAGTAATGTTTGCAAGATTGTTCAAACCTGCTGATATTGAACCGTCTTTACCTTTTAGAACTGCCATTGTTTGCTCCTATTACTGTTATTTGTCTAAATCACCTTTAGGGTGAATATATTCTACTTGCACGATTATTTGAACCGCACCTAATGGAAAAGTTGCACCTTCGTCTGTATTAACTTCTGTTACTACAGTGTCTGCCGCATAACCATTTCTTTTTGTATCTTCATACAATTTCGTTTCAATGTCATCTAACAGTTTGTTTCGGGCAGTATCTAAAAACTTTCCTTTAACAAACCCTGTTAGAATAAACTCAATAGTTCCTTGTCTTGATGCTCTTGTAATGTCAGATTTTCTTTCTGACCCACTTAACACTAAGACTGCTGGAACTTGAGCATCACTTAATTCGCTTGGATCAAAAACATCACGTGTAACAAATCTAACAGATTTAAGTTCCCTTAACTCTGAAACGATGTTCTTTGCAATGTTTTCTCTGTAACTAGTTTTGCTAATGCTCATCTTAAGTCCTTTTCTAACTGTCTAGCGAAAGTCTGAATAATTGATTTTTCTTCTGTGCTTGTCACACCAATAAAAGGTCTTGTTTTATTGTTATGTTCAGCTTTCAATTTTTCTTCCCTTCTCTTAAAGCCCACAACAAGTTTGTTGCGACCTTTACGTTCAACATCTAGGTTTGATAGCATTCTGCCTGAAAAGTTAAGGTCTGGTTTAGTGCCTCTACCTTGACTATTTCTAAACTCCCGATAACCGGGAGAATATTGTTTGAATGCTCCTCTCAACCCCACTCCACGTGCTGTTCTATTTAAAATAGTTTCACGTGTTTTCTCTCCACTTCTATTTAGAGCAATTGGAATAGACCGTTGTAGGCTATCCGCAAATCTCTCCATATCTCGCTTAAACTTTCTGGCATTGATAGTAATCGTTGCCATTAACGAATAATCCGTCTAGTGTGAAATGGTTGCTTCTCGGTTTGTTCGACTGTGCCATCACCGTCAAAATCGTATAAAACTCCATCTCTCAAAATAGAGTTAAATTCTTCATCATAACGTTTACGATAGTGCATCATCATAACTTGAAACCTGTCTTCACTTCCTTCATTATTCCATTTCGTTAACTGCGGTAGAGCGTATTCTGAAAGAACACGATACACTGCACAACGTTCGAATTGTGATTCAGTGAGTTTAGAGTCATCCATTTCTAAGCTAGGTAGTGAACGAGAAATATCATAGTTAGTAACATTACGAGAACGAACCCACCACTCATCACGCAATTTACGTAAAATATCATCACGTGCTTTTGCATGTTCGTCAGTAAATTCGTCAATACCGAATGTTAATATATCTGGCTGATATTTAATCAAATCAGCGTCAGTTGACATTGCCATTGTGCGTTCTCCTAGTAGCGTTTAAGAGAGGGGATTGCTCCCCTCTCTGTTCAGTTATTCAATCTCTATTATTGGATTGAAGAGTCAAAGTGAACTTCTACGCCATAAGAGTCAAAGATTTCTCCGTGCCCATACACAGCCGTGCTTACTAGCTCTGAAGCCCTTAAGCTGGCATCCCGCTGAGTTTCAATTTGGATGTCCTGCATCATTGCTAGACCTAGTGCATCTCTGTGGAATACCGCACCTTTGTAGTCACCTGCGTTGCCTGTGTTAGACATGTTAGATGATTCAAAGATTGGAACACCAGCTAGAGTTCCTACATAACCAGAACGTAATGCTTCTGTTTGTAAGTCGCCGCCAGCATATGCTGATGCGCCGATAGCCGCTTTAAGGTCGTATGCAATCATTGGGTGTAGAACACACGCTAAGTCAGTTGAAGGAACACCGTTAGCACGTAGATTTGCTACTGCTTGGAAGATGCTGTTCACTGAAATTGCGCCTGTGCCATCGCCAACTTCTGTTGAGAAGTTGTCAAAGTTTGACATAAGGTCTTGGTCAATTTTCTTAGCAATACCTTCACCGAATACTTTACCGATATCGGCAATCACATTTGATGCTGATGAACGGATAGCAAGGTCAGTAACAGTTGTCATTACACCTACTTCTGATACAGTAAGAGTTGCGCCACCTGTTGATACCGCTGTGTTTGAAAGGTCTGTTCCTTCTGCAACTGCGGCAGCCGCCACTGTTGGGTAAGTTGGAACAACGATTGATTTACCACTGTTTAGTGGCATTGTAAAGTTTCTCACAAGACCACGCATGATGGATTTTTCTTGTGCTTGGAACATTGCTTCTGCTACGATTTGTGGCAAAAGGTCGTTCAGGGTTGTTGTTGTTGTTTCTAAAGCCATTGTAATTCTCCTATTATCTTGGCGTTATTAAATTACATTCTCTGCTTACTTCGCCAATCTTTATATTTGGCTCTATCAGCAGGACTGCTCATATCTAATTTTGTTAC